AGAGGAATTGGTGGTGTTATTACTGAAAATGATGGTAAAACTTACCACAAATTTGAAGGATATGCACATCCTTTACCTACTACTCATTCACTTTGGTTAGTAAGATAAACAAAAAATTGGAAGTTTCCAAACTTAATTGTTATATATTTAATCATTAAATTTATATTATTATGAATTCAAACACTGTCTTAAAGAGAATTATGACTCTTCTTTCAGCAGAATCAAAAGAAGTTAGCTTGACTATGGCTACTTTGGTTGATGGAACAGTGGTTGAGTCTCCTACATTTGATGTTGGTGAACCTTTAGAGGTTGTTGCCGAAGATGGTAGCAAAACACCAGCTCCTGATGGTGAGCACGAATTATTCTTGAAAGATGAAGAAGGAAACGAAGTTCGTATCCGTGTCATCTCAACAGATGGTGTGATTACCGAAAGAATGAATGTAGAAGAAGCAGCCGAAGAACCAGAAGCCGAAGAAGAAGTTGAGATGGCTGAAGATGAAATGCTTCCAGAAGAATCAGAAGATGAAAAAGAAGTAACTATCAATTTAGAAGAGATTTCTAAAACTGTTGAGGAAATGTCTTACAGAATTGAAGAGTTAGAAAAGAAACTAGCAGAAATGCAAGTTGAAGAAGAGGTTAAAGAGGAAGAAGTTGAAGCTGAGGAAGAAGAAGAACTTCCAAAGTTAGATGGAGCGCCTGTAATGGCTTCTAAAGTAAATGTTCCAAAAGCTGCTGGTAAAAAGTTGAATAGACAATCAGCATTCTTATCAAAATTATATAACTAAAACTAAAAACTGAAAAAATGAGAAAGAATCAAAACTTCGCTTTGCCTTCAGTATCCAGCACATACGCTGGTGAGTTTGCTGGTAAATACATCGCAGCAGCTTTATTGAGTGCAAAGACTTTGGAAAACGATTTAGTAACCGTTGTTCCTAATGTTAAATACAAAGAGGTAATCCAGAAATTGGATGTATCTGGTGTTGTTCAAGACGCATCTTGTGACTTCACTACTTCTGGTTCAGTAGCTCTTTCTGAGAGAATCCTTGAGCCAAAAGAACTTCAAGTAAACCTTGAATTATGTAAGCAAAACTTCTTGAATTCTTGGGAAGCTTTACAATTGGGCTACTCAGCACATGACCAAATCCCAGCTAACTTTACTGATTACTTAGTATCTTATGTTGGTGGTAAAATCGCTGAAGCTACTGAAGAATCTATCTGGGGTGGTTTAGCTGCTTCTAACGGACAATTCAAAGGATTCCTTCCAGCTCTTTCTGCTTCTGCAGCTGCTGGTGGTGCTGGTGCAGTAGTTCACGGAACTGACTCAACTGGTTCAATTGATTCAACCAATGTAATCGCTGCGTTGAACAACCTTTACGAATCTATCCCTGATACCGTATTCGGTAAAGAAGATTTATTCATCTATGTTCCTACTAACGTGGCTAAGGCTTACCAAAAAGTATTAGGAACTGACTACGCTAACGGATACAACAACCAAGTAACCGTAGGTGAGAAGCCAATGAACTTCAATGGTATTGATTTAGTAATGTGTCCTGGTATGACTTCATCTTACATGGTAGCAGCTCAGAAATCAAATATGTTCTTCGGAACTGGCTTGATGAGCGATTTCAACGAAGTTAAGGTCTTAGACATGGCTGACTTGGATGGTTCACAGAACTACAGAGTTATCTTCAGATACACTGCAGATACTCAATTCGGTATCGGACAAGATATCGCTATCCACATCCCTACTGCATAAGTAGAGAAGAAATTTAAGGATTAAGGGGGAGTGAAAGCTCCCCCCCAAATCCAAAAGTTTTAAACTAAAATTAACTAATAAAAAAACTCTATAACTATGGCATGTGATTTAACAGCAGGTAGACAAGAAGTTTGTAAAGAATCAGTTGGTGGACTGCAAGCAGTTTACTTCATCAACTTTGTGGATGGGGATACCTTCACAAGAAGTGGTGAAGAAATCACCGATGGATTCACAGGACTTACTGCCTACAAGTATGAATTGAAAGGCACATCGGCATACACAGAGACAGTTAATAGTAGTAGAGAAAACGGAACAACATTCTTCTCTCAGGAGTTGAGCTTAAATTTGAAGAAACTTACTAATGAAATGACAACTCAATTGAAGTTGTTAGCTTATGGTAGACCTCAAATCGTAGTTCACACAAATGCAGGAGATGCCCTTTTAGTGGGACAAAACAGAGGAGCAGATTTAACTGCAGGAAGTATTTCAACTGGAGCAGGATTGGGTGACCTATATGGTTATTCAGTTACTATGACAGCTGAAGAGAACTTACCTGCTGGATTCTTATCTGGCTCAACTGTGGCTGACCCATTTGCTGGTTTAACAGCACCTACTATCGTAACTTCTTAATTGTAAGCAGATTGTAACAAATTAAGGGGATAGGAGACTATCCCCTTTTTTTATGTCCAATAAATACATTTAGATGTTTGATTGTTAAATTATAGATAATCATTAGATAATTACGAGATGAATTCATACTATTTAAGTGGAAGCAATCAGAATGTGTTTAGAATAGAGCAAACAACGGCTCCTACATTCGTTATGCATTACGAAAATATGGAAACCTTATTGGAGGTTACCCAATCTCTTACAGCTCAATACACATCATCAGAATCGTTGTTAAAGTTTGATGCTGAAATTAGTGGAGCATACAATGGAGCTGAATATAGAGCTTACTTAGAGGATGGAGATTCAAACAAAGTGTGGTATGGAACATATAAAGTATTCTCATCCGCATCTATTGATAAATCTGAATATAAATCACACTTGGATAATGAATTTAAATCCAATGTAACCACAAATGAATATATTATTTATTAAGATATGAAGAAGGAAACTAAATTTTCGGTATTAAATTTATCTCAGCAAGATATTCCAATTATTACGGAAGATACTAAGACAAGATACGGATGGGTGCCATTAGGTATTATGGACCAAGACGATTTCTTCCCAATTATTACCGATGCTTTCAATACATCCACTACTCACGCAGCTTGTGTTGAGGGAATCTCAGATTTAATCTTTGGTAAAGGATTGTATTCCAAAAATGATTTGTTTGATGCGGCTTTAATGAAAATTATTGACCAAGAGTGTATTAAGAAAATCTCATTTGATTTAAAACTCTATGGTAACTTTGCTGCACAAGTATGGTGGAATGATGACCACACTAAAGTGAAGAAAATCTATCATGTTCCAGTTCAGAATATTAGAGCTGAGAAGATTTATGATAAACCAAAGGTTGAAAGATACTACTATTGCACCGATTGGAGTGATATGAGAGAGCAGAGAAACAAAAAAGAGATTCCAGCATTTGGAACTTCTTCTTCTCCAATGGAATTATACTATGGTAAGAACTATACGCCTGGTAAATTCTACTACTCTTTACCTGATTGGATTTCAGCTCTTCAGTTCTCATTCGTAGAAGCTGAGTTAAGTAACCTTCATATCAACAATATTGAGAATGGATTCCTTCCGCTGGTAATGGTTAACTTGAATAACGGAGTTCCTGCACCTGAAGAAAGACAAACTATTGAATCACAAATCACAAGCAAATTCACTGGGACTAGAAACGCTGGTAGATTTATGTTATCATTCAACGATGATGCAATAAACAAACCAACAGTAGATGTGATTCAAACTGAGAATTTGCATGAGAAGTATCAATATGTAGCTGATTACGCTCAGGATAGGATTCTTGTAGCGCATAGAGTAACATCTCCACTTCTCTTTGGTATTAGAACTGCTAACAATGGTTTCTCCTCTCAGAGCGAAGAAATGAAAACAGCATTCTCTATCATGCAAACGATGACGATTCAACCATTCCAAAACACAATCATCAACTGCTTATCCAACATCTTCAGATTAGGTGGTTGGGGAACTGATTTGGAATTATACTTTGAACAATTAACTCCATTGGCAATTCTTTCTGAAACTGCTGAGGAAACTGACCAAACTATTGAAGAAGTAGAAGATACAATTGATGAATCAATGGAGAACACCCAACAAATGGAAGATGAAATTGAATTAAACGAACAATAAGATATGAGCTACGCATTATTCATAACCAGAAACGATATCATCAAACAAACTCCACTACAAGGAGCAATTGATGCTGATAAATTGTTACCATTCATCAGAACTGCTCAAGACAAATACATTTTGAATTTGTTGGGGACTGTATTGTTTGATAAACTTCAAGCTGATATTACTGCTGGAACTGCATTTACTGGAAAATACGAAGAGTTGATGGATGATTATGTAAAACCAACCTTAGTATGGTATTCATGCGTTGAATACATCCCATTTAGTGGCATATCTTTTAAAAGTGAGGGTTCGTTTAAGCATCAATCAGAAAGTTCAATCTCACCAGGTAAAAATGAGATTGATTACCTTTTAAATAAAGCACTAAACAACGCTGATTACTACGCAACAAGATTGCAAGATTTCTTAGTAGCATATTCAGTTCAAATTCCTGAATATTTGGAATCGGTTGGTAATGCAACACAAATTTACCCAGACCAATCCAATCAATACTTTGGTGGTATAAATCTATAAATTATGGCTGGTAACACAAACTATACACTATACTATAATGTTCTAAATTATCTTAAAACGATAATGAAGAATCACCCTTCAATCAATTATGTAACGCAGGGTGATGTATTTTCTATTGATACGAAGGAGTTCCCTCAATATCCAATAGCGAATGTCATCATTACTGATGCTACCTTTGATGGTAAATCTACGGATTATGGTGTTCAGATTGTAGTAGCAGATAAGACAAAATTAAAGAGTAATGAATCATCAGGTTCTAACAACACTCAAACTATTGAGTTTGAGGGTGTTGATGATACTGTTGATATTCATGCTAACACACTTTCTATCTTAAATGATTTGATTTCTTATACTGATAGAAAGGAAGAAGGATTTGAAGTTAATGGAACTGTATCTTGCACCGCATTTAAGGAAAGATTTGATAACGGATTAGCTGGATGGAGTGCAGATTTTACACTTAGAGTTCACAACGATAGAAACTTCTGCTTGTTTGATTTATCTCAATACCCATCAGTATATAAAATACAAAATGTAACCAATAATAATTTGTATTTTGTATCTTTTTCTGAAAGTGTTCCAAATGGTAAAAACTCATTTTACTCAAATGAATTAGAGGGTGAGTTCTTTGGATATAAAATCATTGAAGAGTTTCAATCTGATAGTATTGATTTAGATTTTAAAAACTTAACACCAAGACCAATAACTAATCCTCAAGCTCCTGTGTGGGTATCAAATCCGGAATCAGAATTTAATATAAGTTGGTTAACTGATTTTGAATTATGGGATGCATTCAAATACCAAAGTGCCACTGGTAGTGATTGGACTATTACTTATATTAAAGAAGATGGAAGTATAGTAACATATACTCCTGGAACTTATACAGATAGCTGTAATATTGGTGTTTTAGATTCTAGTGGAACTCCTGAATTGGGATTTGGAATTTCGTGTTAATATATGAAAACATTAGAAGATGTAGCCAAATCGTTTAAGCAAGCAGCAGGTAAAGCAATTTACCCTGGTCTTTCTTACTCATCATATAAGACTGGAACATCTAAAGCGTTTAAGACTGGTAACTTACTTTCAAAGTTCGTAACATCCCCTCTAAACACTCCAAAAAATATTGGTAGGAAAACCATCACTGGATTTGAGTTAATCCTTCAGGTGGGACCTGATGGGGCAGAGTATGGTAGATTCGTTCATTATGGGACTGTTAAGATGGGAAAAAGACCATTTGCTGAGTTAGCAACCAATGATACCAACTTTAACAATGTATTAGATGAGTTCTTATCAGAGCAAGCTGGTGATTTTGTTGAGGAGTATATGGGAGCAATGGATAGTGAATGGAAATCAGCTGGATTCTCAGTTTCGTAAACCATCCAATATATTTTCGGATGAAATGGT